AGTAGATAGTGTTGACTTTCTCTCTTACGAGGGTGGGCCAAGCCATCTACTGCGGTTTTTGGATCTTTACCTTCCTGTTCTTGAAGGTCTTGATCCTGAAAAGGATTGGGTACTGCGATCCTACACAGGGTTTGGTCTCAGGTCTCAACCTGAGCCCCAGCCTGGTCGATTGAATGTTGGCCGTATAGGCCTCATCCAAGAACCTGGCTTTAAACTACGTGCCGTCGCAAATCCTGGACGTGTTTTCCAGCGAGTGTTAGAGCCTCTCGGAAGAGAGCTCTTTCATTTGTTGAAAACTTTGCCCTGGGATTGTACCTTTCAGCAGAATAAAGCTGATACTGCAATCCAGACTGCTCTTTCGTTAGGCCAAAAGGTCTTTTCTGTTGATTTGAGCGGGGCTACTGACTACTTTCCGTTGAATCTTCAAGTAGAAGTCTTACGACAACTGCTTCCTGGTTCCCGGAACACTGTAGATCTCTTTATTGAGATTTCCAATGGATGGTGGCAAGTACCCAAATCATTTCCAACAACCTTGTTGGCGGAGCATGGATTCATGTCTAATCGAATCCAGTGGTCAAAGGGACAACCCTTGGGATTATTCCCAAGCTTTGCCTCTTTTGCTCTTACTCACGGAATCCTATTACTAGGACTCCTTGGGCATGAGTGGCACGGAGAATTCTTCATCTTAGGTGATGATGTAATTATCCTTGACTCCACGCTCTATTCTAACTATAGATCAGCTCTGAGTTCGATGCAATGCCCAGTCTCGGAGGCTAAAACCCTCGAGTCTGGCCGGATAGCAGAGTTTAGATCAGTGGTATTTACTTCCACTGGCCAAATACCCCAGTATAAGTGGCGGATGCCGTCGGATGATTCCTTTATGGATATCGTCAAACTGAATCCGTACTTGTACTCCACGCTTCGTGAAAGACAACGTAAAGTTATCGATCTCGTTTGCGGGCTTCCGGTTGAGTTAGGTGGTTTAGGCTGGAATCCAAAGGGTTTATCCCTTAGTGACCGGCTTGATCCATTCTTACCCATGCTAACATCGAATTATGAACCTCTTGAGAGGATCATGGGCTACACCATGCAAGTTCGACGCGTGCTCTATTCGAGCAAGTTGTCAAAACTCGTTGGTTCTTACCAATCTTTGTCTTTACGACAAGATATAGTAAGCGATCTCGACCAGAGATCGAAGAAGCTCATCCAAAAGTCCCTTGGATCGACATTTGTGCCGATCTTTGAGATCCTTGGCAAGAACTTAGATTTGGTTCTCGACGGTGACGTCGATCTTCCAATTCTTGGAACTAGGGAACTTTCACGTCGTTCTAGGCTCTTGCAGTGGGAGTCCATTCTTTCAGATC